TATTATACTGCCAAGTACCCGCATTATCTCTCACAATAGGACGAACACCATCGCTTGCCTTTGCGACTGACCAAGTAGTGCGATCATCTGTGGATACTGCATAGTATGCTTCACCATAATCACCCAATGTTTGATCGGCAGTCATGCTGTTGATGTCTGTCCAGTATTGGCTGTCTATTTGCCCAGAGCTATTGGTAACGCCTATGTGGTACTGTGATGTGGGTTGTATGAGTTGACCAATATCAAACTGATAGACAGCATTATATCCACCATTATTAATGTATAATTTTGTTTCATCGTCATTAATATAAAATCCACCACTAGCTTGCGCAGTAGCAACACCTAGATAAATTGTTTTATTGAAGGTTGTGTCATGTGTTCCTGAGCTAAAATCCCAAGCAGTTGTAAGGTTCCACTTTCTAAATTTATCATTATCCCCTGCAATATAAACTGTTAAACCATCTGTAGTAAATTGAATATCAATAGGGTATGTATCAATACTAGCTATAGGAGTATCTCTAACATAGTAACTGCTAGTAACATCCCAAGCGGTAGACATCCCCCATTCAGTTACACGATCTGTGTTTCTACATACTGTCCAAAACCTTGTTCCATCTGGTTTAAAATAAAATCCATTAAACCCACCATTTACTCTAGTGCTTGCGTACACACTAAAGCTGCCATTATGACTTGCTGTATTTACCGCCCAAGCTGTACTTAAATTGTACTGATGTACTCTATCCCCATCCTGTCCAGCCATATACATTACTGTTCCATCAGATTTAAAATGTATATCAACAGGGCCGCCATCATTGCTGCCAACATATTTACTGGTAGTTGCGCCAGCAGGGACGGTAGACAAATCCCAAGCCGTGCCAAAATCCCATTGATAAACGGTGTCATCCGTAGAATTTACAACGTATAGTTTTGTGCCATTGTCACCAATAAACATACCTTGGTTGCCACCAGAAATATGATTGGATGTGCTTCTTGTTGCGCTATGTCCATTAGCACTTTCAATTACGCTATAATCACCGCTTGTTGCCAAGCCAGCCATAGATAAACCACTTGATGCACCAGCCGATTTAATACCACTCATTGACCAAAAGCCAGAAGCAATGGCACTTGTATCCGTAAAGTTAGTCACAATAGAATATGAACCATTTGTGCCAGTAAGGATTGCAACACCACCATTACCTTCAATCTGTTTACCAACATCTGTTGATGCAAAAGAACCAGTGCCTAGTGTAAATGTACCATCAGCCGATGCATTGCTTGGCGTAAGTGTGGTACTGTAAGCTGTATTGTGGAGATCATAATTAGAAGCTGTGGCATCAACATCCCAATTACCTTTAGATGATACGCCACTTTGTGCTATTTCCTTAATAACACCAACAACAGGGGCAGTAGAGAGCGCAGAACTTAGAGTAATGCTTGCTGTCTCACCATTCGTGAATGACTTGGTAAGGCTACCAGATGTGACACTGATGTTGTCTAGCTGTGATTGTAGTGCGCTTGTTGAGCCAACCACATTGTTTAGCTCTGCCGTGGATGCAGTCAGACCGTCTAGCTTGTTTAGCTCCGCAGCCGTAGCTGTAACATCGCTGATGTCTGCCGCCTCAATCGAACCATCTGCAAGCGGATTACCTGCACTGATTAGGTCTGCTAAGTCTCTTGCTTTGGTCATTAGCTTGGATCTCCTGTTACTAGGATTGTGTCACCATCAGTTGCATAGCCAACACGGTATGTGCCTGACGTTGCCAATGCAGAGCCGCTTGGGTTGGCAAATAGCTTTTGGCCTTTTTGGAATGATGAGCCAGCAAAGTCTGTTGTGCGGTTTAGGATTGCTACAGCACCCGCCGATCCGCTTGTAATTGCTTCTTTGGCTTCACCAAAATAATTGTCTACATTTGTGTCAACGTAAGGGACTGAAAACTGTGTAGCGTATAAGTGGTTGCCAGTATCAATGTAGTTGCTTGTAGGGTTGGTTCCTGCGTTGAACACAACGCCCATATTGTTATCGCCTTGACGTTCAAAGACATGCATCATTTCAAGCTGCATATTACTCGCTGATGGATGCACCTGACCTGTTTCAATAGTTGACTGCGTTCCATCTGCTGCCAAGGAATACATGTCAACCTGTCCACCGTCTTGATCGACAGTAATAAATTTTCTTGCTGTTTTGTTAAATGAAACAGGGCAAACATTACCGTCCATATTTGTAGTTAATGCACCCAAATCAGTTACAGTTAATGAACTTGTGTCATAACTAAATGCTCTATAGTTTGCCTTTCCATTTGAGCCACGGAAGCTAAGAACTCCAACTTTAAGAACTGAATCAAATGCTAAACTCGTTGGGTAAGCACCCGATTCAGTAACGCCTAAATTTAATGAACTACCAAAAGTTGTTGTTGTTGAATTACACTGCACCATAACAAGACGCATGTTTTGTGCTGAACTTTCTTTAAGGGCAAATAAATGATAATCATCCTGTACATTTATGCCAGAAAGTACGGATGTGTTCCAAAAACCACCAGCACTTGTGTATTTTCTGTTTGAGCTATCTGTTGTGTTTGTTGGTGCTGTTGATGTTCCAACATAAGTTCCGTGCGTACACTGAAACTCATTACTTGTAGAAAAACTTGCTATAGTAAAATCTGCACTGTTAAACCCATTTGCACTACAATAGACAGCATATGTTTCCGTTGAGTATCCAAAACTTGTATCACTTGTTACAACGTAATTGCTGCCATTCCAGTATATACCACGCACCAAAACCCTACCTTGTGAAGGGTCTCCATAACCAAACATATAACTGTTATTAGGGCTAGGCTCACTCGACAGCCAACTACCTTTAGCTGACCACTGATTGCTATCTTGTAGAGTAAATTCATTAGTGCTGTCGTCATAAGTGCCTTGAGAAATTTGATTATAAAAGTTTCCACCACCCTCATTACGAACAAAGAGATAACGATCTGTTGCTTCATTGTGGACAGCCCAGCAAGATGGCCCCGCAAAATATGTAGTGCTACTCGCATAAACTTTTGTACCATCATTAGAGATAGTAAAGTCAGCGGGATTATCCGTAGAATAAATTGGCTCAACCGTGCCGTTTGCTTTTAGTGCAACCAAGTCACCGTTGCTTATGTTTGATGCTGCCTGGAAGGTTGCCTGTGGGTCGCCGCCGCCACCGCCTGAACCTGCGCCAGTAAGACTAGATAAAGTACCCATTAGCTAACTCTCCATTCTGTTCCGTTGTAGATGAGAGCAAGCTGTGCATATGCCACATCTACTATCAGCGATGTATCGCCGTTAATGTTGTTGCCGTTACCAGCAACGGTTAAGTTGTTTACTGAAAAATCCCCTGCAATCTGACGTATCTCTACGAAGTCACCTGTTGCTGGGCCTGTTGGTAATGTCATTGTAAATGCTGCGCTTGATACGTCACATGCGTTGCGCGTGTTCTTAGCCACCGTTGTTGCAGTGTTAAGAATATCAAAGCCTGTTAGCTTATCTAACGCTGCACCGTCGATTGCTATGTCGCGACCATTCACATTGCCTGTCACATCAAGCGGCTTATTCATTGTCCACTTGTCACCAGTAGCCGCATAGTTGAACGTGGCATTCGCACCATCGACTGTCAGACCAGCACCGTTTGCCGCAGCCGCATCTGCCGCACCATTTGCAACAGTGATGTTTAAGTCAGCAACGTCTAGCGTTGTGCTGTTTACCGTTGTGGTAGTGCCTGAGATTGTCAGGTTGCCGCCAACAATTAGGTCGCCTGTAAGTGTGCCGCCTGTTAGCTGTAGGTAACGAGCGTCTGACTGTGACTGAGTGTAAACTGATGTTAGCTCAAATGTGCCATAGGCAATGTACTCAACAATGTCACCCGCAACGGCCCCTGTTGTCAGGGTAAAAGTAGTTCCGTTTGTTGCAGTAACGTCTGTGCCAACAACCAACTTCACGCCATTCATAAATATATCAATAAAACCACTATCATAGCCAGTTGTAGTAAATACTGTCTGCCCAGATGTAGCAGTGAATGTCCCGCGTGATGATGTACCGTTTACAGATGAACCCGCGTTCTGGAATGAAGATCCGTTGTATACCTTCATTGTGTCTGTTGAGGTATCAAACCAGAGCAACCCTTCGTTTGCACTAGAGGGCGCAGTCGCAGAAATAGTGTACTGATTAGAGAAACTATTAACTGAGCTAATGTTGTTGCTCACGTTAGTGACAGAACTAATGTTAGTTGCCACTGTGTTTACAGACGAGATGTTAGTGCCGACTGTAGAGATGTTAGAAGCATTGTTAATAACTGCAGTCAGGTCAGTGTTAGCCACTGTAGAAATGTCTGCGCTAATTCCAGCCACAGTTGTTACATCAGAGCTAATCCCCGCAACAGTTGTAACATTGCCAGATATTCCTCCAACGGCATTCACATTAAC